TCAGGCTGCGGCTGTGAGCGGGCGCATCACCCATATGGGGTATGAAAGACGCGGAAAGTCGCTTTGCTGAAACGGGCCATCCGCGACTAAACTCCGACCGGCCGAGGCCAGCCGGGGCAGAAGACGCATCGGGTCGTAAAACAGCCGCCCGGCCCCCTCAGGCTGGGCGGCTTTCACTCGCACATACGCCTGTAAAACGCTCATGACGGATGTGGGTTCCCAATCGCCCGCCACCGGTCCCGCACGGCGCGCTCGCTGCGTTCTAGTTCGTCGGCGATCGCCCACCAAGCGGAGCCGCTGGCGCACATCTCGGCAAGGGTTGCGTCGTCTTCCGGCGTCCAGCGCTGACCGGTTCGGCCGAAGGTGGGGATCTCGCGCCGGATGTCGGCGGGGATCTGGACCGGCGGGGTCTTGACCGGCTTTGGGAACTCGCCCTCGATCCGGTAGCCCTCGCCCCAGACGGTGACGACCCTGATGGCAGGCGGTAGCTTGCGGCGCAGGTTGTGGACGTGCGTCTTCGCGGTATCCGGAAACATCGGATCGGATGCGATGCCACCTGCCACCAGCGTGATGGCGTCGAACGGGACAACGCCGGGGCTTTTCCGCGTCAGGTAGGCCGCGATGCGCGCTTGGGTCGGCGAGAGTCCCAGTTCGCGATAGGCCGCGGCCATGCCGTTCTCCTCGCCCGTCAGGTCGCCGATCACCGCAAGCGCGGCGGGCAGGCGATCCTGCGGCGGCAGGGCCATGATGTCGGCGCGAATGGTCATCAATAGCCGCCTGCGCGCAGCGGGTAGCCTTTTTCCAAGGGGGTCATGTCGGTATCCATTACGATGGTGGCCCCCGGCTGGCTTTGGCCAGCCGGGGAACGGGTCATGCCAGCGGGTTAATGACCAGCCGCACAATGTTGGAACTCCACACCTTGCGCCCCACCGCGTCGATGGTTTCCGCCCCCAGTGGCCCGTCTGGGTATTCAAAGCCCATCTGGAATAGCTGCCCCGAGATTTGCACCGCTGTCAGATCCTGCGAATTTGGCGTGGTCACCATACGCTCTGGTTTGGACCACCACTGCATGCGAAGGTTACTGGACGCGAACGTGTAACCACGGCCAACACCGCCCCCCACCATCGTCAGAACGAGACTTCCGCTTTGGGCATCCGGCGCGGCGGGCACGGTCATGCTCGCATAGCTCGCTTCCGGGTCTGTGCCATCTTGGGCCTGCGATGCAGAGACAAAGCTGACGGTCGCGTCTCCCTTGACCACTACCGTCACCAGTAGCCCTGAAAGAGTATTGGTGGCTATGGTCTTCCCGATATTGTCCTCGGTGGCCGTAACCTGCACCATCGTGAAGGACCGGCGGTCATTGCCCCCGCTCGGCGTTAGGCCGCTGCGAACGGCCATGTTGACCTGACTGCTACCCCAGAAGGTTTTCCTGGCAACCTCGGCTTCCGCTTGAGAAGCGGCGTTATAGAACGGTGCGGTAGAATTTGCTGCCGTTACAGCAACCAAGACAACCCGGTCGCCCACCACAGTTTCAGGAGGAAACGCAAATGTGTAGGCGGCATTTACGGATTCATCCACCCGGAAGGCCCGCAGTTTATTCGCCCCAGTCCCGAGCCCGAGCACATTGAGGGCATCGGTGACGGCGGAAGCGTTGTCGGTTCCCACGGTAACGCTCCCCGCCGGGACGCCTGTGATGGCGTCGGGCATACTGAGCGCCGAGGCTGCCAATCCATTGGATGTCCTGACCTCGACGCTACCCGGGGTGCTTACGCCCACCCTGATGGTCTGCGCCGCAGGGGTGGCAGCCGCGATAGCCGGGTATGTCCACGTGTCGGTTAGGCCGGTATCCGTCCGCGCGGTGATGATGTCCCATACGAGGTCTACCAGCCACGCGCTGGTTTCCTCGCCGACCGAACCAGTGGTGCTGTTGGAATAGAAATCCGTGAACCGCATCCCAGTCGGCTTGCGTCGCCACACCGTGGCATAGTGCGCCAGAGTGATGAGATAAAGGCCGAGGTCTTTCATGTGCCCGTCATTGGGCGAACTACGCAAGAAAAATTGGCCCATCGACGTGATTTCGGCAGGGGCAGTTCCAGCCTCGATTGCGTCATAAATCGCCAGATACATGGGGAGGACGGGAATCACCCAGAGCGGCTTTGTCCCCGGAACACGATTCGCGTTGTAGTGCGCGAGCCATTCTTCCTTCTTTCTGAGGTTTTTCCGTGCATTATCGACCCAGAATGCGCGGAAGGTGTCCTGCGCCCCCGACACGGACCCGATGCTGGCGATCTCCGTATTGGTGGGCATGGTCGAATAGTGGATCATGTAAAAGTAGCGATCCGTAACGCCATTGCGAGTTGCGAGTTCATCCCACTGATACATCGCCTCGACCGTATCGAAGTCGTAGTATCCGCCGCTTTTGTCGCCGGTAATCAGCACTTTCCTGTCACCAACAGCAAGCGCGGTCTTGAGCGACGGTGCGCCACCGGGGCCAGCGGGGGCCGTTCCGGTGGTGTCGATGCCGTCATTATCCCAGATTTCCCGCAGCCCACTGGCCGAGCGGAACATATAGGTGAAATTGGTGCCGTCACCGCCTGCCAACGAAATGGCCCGGGGGATATTGAAATCGAGATTATTCGTCATGGAAGCGCCGAAATAGCACCACGGCTCATTAAGGTCACGTGACGTTGCCCCGGTATTCCCGACGAGGGCCTTTGCCTTGACTTCTTCGGTTCCTTTCTTGGCGGTAATCGTAAGTCCGCCCGGCGCAAGGTTGGAGATGGTCCAGTTTCTGCCAGACCCTGTGACAGCCTGAGCAGCCCCGTTGACAGTCGCCGTCAGGCTATCCACGGCAGTGGCGGTTGTTACCGTTACATTGTCCCCACGGTTCAGCGAAGTCCGGGACATGGTGAGTGGGGTAACTTCGGCGTCTTCCGCCCCACTCGTCGCACTTTTCGTCGCACTCGCCGCGCCCGGGCCCACCGCGTTCACCGCGCGCAGGGCGAAGGTGTAGCTGGTCCCCGCCGCGGGCATGGTCAGCGTCCGCGATCCGGTGCCGGCGCCGGTCAGCGCGGTCCACGTGCTGCCGCCGTCGACGGTGTACTGCAGCGCGGTGATCGTGCTGCCGCCGTCCGAGGGCAGAGCCGAGACGTTGAGCACGACCTGCGAAGCCGCGAGGCCGGTCGTGACGGACCAGTCGGAGGTGGAGAATTGGCCGGGCGCGGTGGGGGCAACCGGTTCCTCACGCACCTGCACCGTCCGGTTTGCCGTCAGCGGGTTGCCATCCGCATCCGCGCCGGTCGCGGTCACCACCAGCGGGCCAGCCTCGGCCGGGGCCGTGCCGGTGCGCGTGTTGCCAGAACCGGTCAGGGCGATGGGCGTGCCGCCGTCGGTCGCGGTGACCGTGGACAGGGTGCCGCCTGCGGGGACGGTCACCGTGATGGTGAACGCGCCGCCGACGTAGAGGGCCGAGGGGCTGACGGAGATGGAGATGCCGGCAATGAGGGTGCCGCCACCGGGGCGCCGACGGGGCCGGGGACGGCCGAAGGGCATGCGTGCCATTGGTATGTTCCTTGTTACTGGCAGATTGCGGAGGTTATTCCTGCTCCGCGACCGATCGGACCGCGGCGAGCTTGGAGTTGGCGCAGAGCCGCCCGGCCTGTTCGGCAGCGGCGGCTCTTGCGAAGGTACGTTCGGATGTCGGGGTGCCGCCGGTCCAGCCGGGGCAATCGCTCAGATCGAGCAGCGCCAGCGCCGGCGGATCACGGCCACAGCTTGCGAGCAGCATCAGACAGATAATCGCTGAGCGGCACATCTCCGCCTCCTGCTGTTATGAGGTAGGTATCGACCTCGGCCGCCTCACGGCGCAGCCGGGCGAGGTCGGCATCCTGCTTGGCGCGGATCTGCGCGGCCTCGACATAGGCGGCGACTTTGGCCTCGGCCGCATCGAGGCGGCTTTCGGCCTGCGACAGGCGCCACGATTGCAAAAGTGCGAACGCGGTGGCGAGGGCACCGAAGAACAGAAGGGCGCGGATCATTTCAGGGCCCTCTCGAACGACCAGGCGTACCCGGCGATCATCTCCGCCCGGTCGGTGCCGTTGATGACCCGGCGCGCACTGCGGTAATCCGGCGGGCGGCTCAGCAGGTAATCATCGAGCTTGCGCGTGGTGAACCAACCCTCGCAACTGCCCAGAACCATGATCCGCGCAGCGATCGGCCGGCGCAGCGCCGCGTCAGGATTGGCGATCAGGTCGATGCCGAGGGCCGCGCCGGCCTTGGCATAGTTCGTGCGTCCGGTGATCTGGACATAGCCGCGGCCGCGGAACAGGTATCCGTCCCCTGCCCGCGTGTTGCCAAGCCGGCGGCCGATCGCCGTGCCCGGCTCGTATTTGTCGAAATATGCCCGTGCGCCGCGTTCGGTGATCGGCTGCATGGTCTGCGCCGTCTCATGGAAGGCCGTCGCCAGCAGATAGGCCCGGTGCGCCAGCGGCAGGCCATCGACGGCGGCAAGGATGGCATTGATCCCTTCCACCTGTGACGATGTGAGCCGCCCCCCGAATAGGGGCCGGATGCGATCGAAATCCATGTCATTTCCCATGAAAAAGCCCGCGCGAGGCGGGCGTAGTTGTCGTCAGATCATCGAGGGTGTCAGCCGTCGGATTTCGGCGGGTCGTCGGCCTCGATCCGCGCGCGGACGAAGCAATCCTTCGCTTCGAGGAGTTTGCGCATTCCGGCAGTCTTCTCCGCGCTTTCGGGGAGAAGATCGTCCATCTGCTGCGCGAGATCGCCGAAATGCGCGCTGACCTCCTTCAGGCGGTCGGGAAGGTGCTTGAACTCGAACCATTTCAGCATGCGATTTGCCATGGTCGGTCTCCTCTATGTGGGGTGGCGGAACATCAGAAGGCCAGGTGCGCAGCGAGGAAGACCCCCACGGCGAAACCGATGCGCAGCCACATTGCCACTACGGGACATGTCGACTGCGGGCGCGGATCACGGATTGGTATCATGGGGCAGCCTCCCCGCGCGGATGCGCTGGATCACGACCTCAAAGATGGCAGCTCCGATCGAGCCGGTGAGATAGGCAACAGAGCCGCCGGCGGCGCCTCCGGTCATGGTCAGGGTCTCGGGCGGCATGCCGAGCCAGTAGCCGACGATCGGCGCACCGAGGCCACCGATCCCCGCGGCGAAAAGCGCGCCCAAGGCAATGTGCCGGACGGCCTCCCGGATCGTGGTGCGGATCACGAGCGCATTGGTAGCACCTCCGAGGGCGCCCCAGAGCGCCGCGGCAAACGCGCCAGACGCCAGCATCGCCGTCACAACTTCGCGCCAGAAGGGTTGAGGATCTTCAGTCAATCGCGCCTCCTGCGCATGAAAAAGCCCCGCCGGAGCGGGGCCGTGTCGTCGGATTTCAGGATGCGTCAGACCGGGAGTGGCACAGCGCCGGCACTGACGCTGACGGGCAACGGGAACCGCTGCGCCTCCGAGGCTTCTGGGCCGACCGGCAGGATCAGGGTCACATGAAGCTCCCCATCGACGCGCGTTGCCTGCCCGACGATCCAGTCAGAGCCCTCGAAATCCCGCGGATCCTCTGCGGTCACACTGGTCAGGTCGATCACCTCGTCATTGAGAGTGAGGATGTTGCCGTCGACGCTGGCGGACAGCATGTCGTCGCGGCGCTGCGGGCTGAATGTGATCTGCATCTTGATTCTCCTCAATACCAACGGCCGATGGCGGTAATTGCTACCATGATCGTTGCCCCCTCTGGGATGCTAGGTGCGCTGTTCCCCTTGTAGAGGTCCACAAGGCCACTTCCTGCGCCCATGAGATTTGGTGTTCCGATTGTCCCCCAATACCCTCGCGTGACAGAGGTGTCAGCATATCCAACGGCAGTCGTAAAGATGGGGGTCGCGGTGAGGGTCGGATTGCTTCCGGCCAAAAATGACGCGGGATGTGTCCAGATGCCGCGACACGAGATATCGAGGTTCCGGGTGAGCGTGAGCGTGCCGGTGCAGATCTGCGTGCCATCCGCCCACCGGGTGTAGTTGCCGTTGCTGTTGCTGCCGCGCTCGATGATAGCCCCGGTCGGCAATCCCCCCGACTGCGACACCGTACCGACAACCGGCCGCGTCCACTGCATCACGAGCGTCGCGGTGCCGCTGACATTTTGGTAAAGATTGCTGGCCCCGGTCGACGTGCTGATGACCAGAAAATAATCTCCGTTCGAAGTGCCTGCGATCCCACCTGCGGTCGTGCCATACGGACCCTTGATGCCGGACACACCCGCCGCCGTCATTGCGTTGATCTGACCCTGCAACAGGCCAAGAGCCGCCGCCATGGTGGCAGGCGAAACACCGCCGACCGGCAGAGCACCAGCAGCAAACGCCAGAAGGTTCGATTTGTCGAAAATGGTGCTCATTGGGTGATACCCCTCTCCACGATGATGGTCCCGGTCTTGCTGCGCCTGGTGACAGTGCCGACGGTCGCCTTGATATCGATTTGATGCTCGCCGAGGGGCAGGAGTGCGGTCTGCGTGGATGGCATCGCCACCTCAAACGTCCCCGCGGGCCGAGACACAAAGGCGACGGTCAGGGTCCGCATGGCTGCATCGGGCCCAAGCAGGGATGACGTGATCGTCACCCCCGTGAGATCGATGGGATGATAGTTCTCGTCTATCCACTGCATGCCGAGCGACAGCGTGTCGCCCCGCTTGATCCGGTGTGCCTTTGAAACGTCGGACGGCAGGCGCACTGGCAGCAGGTCAGCCAATGTATAAGGGCCGGCGCCGTTGATCGCGACGGGTCCAACTCTTTGCTCTACGGCCCGATCTGGGCCGACGGGGTTCAGGATCGAATACCTGTAGCTCACATCATAAACGGTGCCGATGGAACCGCTTGATGTTGTGAACAGCTCGACATCGATCACCCCCGCGGAAACCTGCGCGATAACGGGACCGCGCATAACGAGCGCGGTGTCCGTCTTGTCCCACGAACGCAGCTGGAAGATCACCAGCGTTCCGTCCATTGCGGGTGAGCCGTCCGGCAGGACAACGGGTCCGGTCACCCGGCTTCTCAAAACACTCATGTGTCACCTCAAATTGCCGCAGCGGCGTAGAAGGATAGATAATCAGGCCTTGAGCGCCGCGAGTTCGGCCTTCAGCGTTTCGACCTGCCCGGCCATCTGCTGGAGGGCGGCATAAAGCAGGGCCACAGGCGCACCCCAGTCACCAGCCTTGACATCCTTGATGACCGAGCCATCCGCCAGCGTCACCTCGGGAATGATCGATGCCGATCCGGGGATCGCTGCATCAATGTCATCCATCACGACCGACACGCGGAACTGTCCGTCACGTGCGTCGTGATAGGTCCCTGACCGCACCGTCAGCGCCTTGCTCAGGGCATCGCTGATGGGCTCCAGATCGGGCTTGAGCCTGATGTCCGAGCCGCTTGTCCATGCCCCTTTGAGGGCAAAACCGTTCCCGCTGACTGGATTGAAGAGCCATGCCGCATTTTGGCCTGAACCGTTGTCTGCGGTAATCACCGCATCCACTGCGCCATTGACGGTGGACTGAATGAAGAAATCGGCGATAACCCCTACGATCCCGGAACGCAGTCTCCCGCCGTAGTTGATCTCACCAGGGGTCGTGGTTTGGCTTGATCTTTGCCCCCTGAAACCGACCTCCGCAGATGAGGTCTGCATCGCGCTCCAGGTATTCGTCCCGGAAAGCAGGGGCACGGATCCGCCAGAGGATCCGATCGGATAGCCTGCCGCAACTGTGATCCAGGCCGTATTCGCTGAATTTCGCAGCTTTACCAGCCCGGTTGTCGTGTCTGCCCACAACATGTAAGGCCACGTCGTCGGCGGCGCAGATGGACCGCTGTTGAGCGTGGCCGTCGCGGAAATCGAATTGTTGAACCCCTGCCGGACGGCTGAGCCCGTGCCGTTCGGAACACTCAGGCTTGTCACCTGCGTCATGCTGCTACCTCGTCTGCTATCACCCGCAGCACGCTCACCACAGGTGCCACGTCCGCGCTTTTTGATGTGAGAATGGCGCGGGCCTGCACGCCCCGCGCCCGGTATTCGCCGGCATCCAGTCTCGACCAGTTACCCCAGATCGGCGAGCCTGCAGGATTGTCCGTTGTCGTGCGGACCTGCATCTCGACATCGGCTTCGCCCTGCGCATCGCCATCCCAGTCCTGAAAGGAATCGACGGTTTCGATGCGCCCGTCCCAGTCGTCGCTCAGAACAAGTGAGCTCATCTCGATCAGCGCCCGGAGGCGCACGAGCTTTGCCGCCCCCAAGTTCATTGTCGAACCGAAGGTATACATTCCCTCGGAAACCGGTCCCTCTGGAAAGTCCCAGTTCGGCAGGCTGTCCACATTGCCCGGAAGCGCGTCCCACAGCGTTGGCGAAGACAGCGTCAACTCGCCGTTTACCGCGACCGTTTTGTCATGCGTCCCGGCAAAGCTGGCGTCCGCCTGGAGGATTCCGGCATTCACGAACGCCACCACCTGCGCGCCCGACGCCGTCAGCTTTGTGATCGGCCCGAGTGTGCCAGAGCTATCGACCGCACGCACGAAATAGGTGCCCGGCATCAGCGGCACGACGGCGATCGTGCTGTTGCCAGGCACCTCGTCCAGCGAGACGCTGTTCGACCAGCCCGCATTCGGCACAGCCGAGTGCCGGATGACAATCCGCCCGCCATAACGCACGTCGAGATCCGACGGCAGCGCCCATTTGATGACGGCCAGACCGCCCGCGGTTTGCAGCGTGACATTCTGCAATTCCGATGGCTCACCGGCCATGCCATAGATCTCGGCTTGGTAATACGACCATTCGGACGTTGCGCCGAGGCGGGTGATGGCCTGAACCCGGAACTGCCAGAATCCTGGCATCGCGTCTTCGAAATAGGCCTGCGTATCGCGCGTGTCGGCAATCGTCACCCAGTTCTCGCCATCGGACGACCCCTGAAGGACATACCGATCGACATTGACGCTCTCGCTTTCCGACCAGACGATCAGCGCGCGGGACTTCACGCCGTCGCCCGTGCGGGTGACATAAAGCTCCTCGGACACCGACTGAATGCCGGACGGAGAAACCTGCCAGGCGTTTGGCAGATTGGTCCGCGGCGCCGCAGCGTAGATCTGCATCTCGCTGGCGTTGTGGTCGTAGACCAGCGGCGAGGTTTCCGACAGCGATAGCATCGGCATCAGGCCCAGACCATCCGCAACGGGCTGAAGCGACATGCCGGTCACGACGAACGGCTTGTTCGCCGCGCCCCACCGCGCCCGGGTAAGGGACACGGTATCGCCACAGGCCGCCTGAAGACAGCGCAGCCGACCCGGCCACGAAATCGACATCTGCCGCCGCGCCAGTTCCAGCTGGATCTTGGCGATCCGCTGCGCCGCATAAGCCGACGTGGTGAAAGGCAGCGTCAGATCCTTCCACGCCTCCCGGCCCCTGTCCTCAGCCAGATAGACCGCCGATTGAAAGGCCGGAAAGTCATCCGCCTGCCAGTCATTTTCCGGGCTGATGAACACGCCCCTCACGCCGTTGAAATTGTCCGACCGGCTCATCCGCGTCGTCAGCGTTACATTGCCCGCGGCGTCATCGTCGTTCAGCGCGAGCGACGGGATGCGGTAGGCGCCGGCATGGATGTTCCACGCCCCACCGGAATAGATCGCCTGCCCGCACATCGCGGTGAGCATCGCCTGAATGATCGTCTGCGGCGTCTGCGAAGTGTCGACAATACCATCGCAGCGATAGCGCTGTTCCGATCCGCCGTCTGGACGGGAAACCCATTCATCGCAGACATTCGCCGCCTCGATCAGGCGCCCTTGGCGAATTCCGGTCTCGACGCCCACAGTTGCGCCAAGCCCATATCGGCTGTCGGCCACATAGTCCGCGATACATAGCGCCGCGTTGTTCGTATAGCTTCGCTGTCCCGTGCGCGGATCGAGGATGTCGTTCTTGCCCCGAACGGTGACCGTGACGTTGGGCACGCCATTCGGAAACACCTCGTTCGAGCCGTACAGCATGATGTGGATGTAGGCCACGCCGCGCAGCCGATGATCCGCGGTCCATTTTCCGGGGAAATGATCCATCAGGCTTTGCATCGCGGGCTGATCCGACCCGCCCAGATGCTTCCACGCCCATGCGACAGTGCCACCTTTTTTTGTCAGCACACGGTCCGCCGGACTACCGTCGGCATTGAATGCGAGTTCGCCGTCGAAATAGATCTCGTCGATCCCCTCGACCTGGTGCCCCGCAAGCGCGATCACCAGATGCAGGCGCTTGTCGTCTGTGCTCAGAACCATCGACCCAAATCGATTCTCAAACCCGCCGGAGGTTCCCATGAACACGATGGTGCCCGCCTTGCGAACGCGGCCATAGACCAGCTCGCGCGCCGCAACCGGTTCTTTTGACGACACCTGCCGGGACCTGAGGGCATTGTCCGTTCCGGCCTGCTTCCCCATGAGCGCCGTTGAGACGCCGGACAGCAGCAGGGACGCGCCAAAGTTCGCGACAACGCCCACCCATGTGGTCGCAGCCAGCGCGGCGGCCACGCCGCCAGCCGACAGCGCGGCGCCGCCAAGGGCGATCGCACCGATGACTACCTGAGGCATCTCAAGCCCTCCACGCCGTCTGGCAGTCCGCCAACGGCACCAGCACAAATCCTTCCGGCCCGGCGAAAGCGGCAAGCTCGCCGATGCAGATCCCCATGGCGCCACGGAACATCACCACGTCACCGCGACGCGCCGCGAGGACGCGGGGCAGCGGATCACCCATGATGCCCGCCGCCAGCGCATCCAGATCGCGCCAGCCGTGCCGCTTCAGCCAGCGCCGTGCGCCGCGCGCCGTCGAATACTGGCCGCGCCATGCCTCTGCTGCACTCGGAAGGCCGGTCAGTGCAGCGCGCACGTCCATCGCCCAGGTGGCGCAGTCATGCGCACCCCATGAAAAAGGGCGCCGCCGGGCGCCCTCGATCTTCTCCACAAGGATGGTTTCCCATCCGTCGATCCGTGTCATGACATCTCCCAATCGAGATCCATGTCCTGAATGGTCGTGACGAACTCGAAGCCCCGGTCTCCGGGATAGAGCGTCTTCTGGCTTTCATCCGTGTAGCGCCACTCCCGCGCACGCTGGAGATCGATCAGCTGGTTCTCGTAGCTGATCGTCACCGTGCAGGTATCGGCCCCCTCTTCGATCTGCGGAACATCCAGCAGCCCGGCAAAGATCAGTTCTGGATCGGCCAGCAGCTGCCAGTCCTCGGACATGAAGCCGAGGTAAAGCCGTCCCGGCGCGCCCTGCTGCGCCTCGTCGATGGCGATCTGCACCAGATCCAGCGGCACGCCAGATAACGAGATCGAGGCACCGTTCGCGGTCACCTCATTCGTTTCCTCGATCGAGCCGATTCCCATCAGCGTTCCGGCACCCGCCCAGGTCCGTCCGCCCCAGACGAGACTACCCAGACCGGACCAGAGCCGCACCGTGCCGGACGCGAACTCTCCCTCGAACAGCGCGATGATGCGGACGCGATCAGCAGCCAGAGCCGCGGCATTGGCGGGAGAGAGATCGCGGCTCATAGTGCCTCCACGGCGGAGATGTCAAAAATCGTGACGACGAAACCGACGGGCGCAGAGACCTTGGACGAGGCCCGCAATGTTACTGCAGGAGCCTTGATTTCGACGAAAGTTCCATTCGATGGTGATGCCCGAAGACGCGGGACAAAGCGCAGAACGGCAGCCCCACCGGAAGTGGGAACCGCGTCCTCAGTCAGTTGATGGAGACGGTGATATCCTCCGATCTCGACCGAGAAGAAATCACCAGCGCGCAGGCTGATATCTCCCCATGCGCCCGCCACGTTCAGGCTGTTCCCGGATTGGTTCGCCCCAGACACGATGAGCGCGCCGGAACCGACACCCTCCTGCCAGTCGCGAAAGGTGAACGGGAGTTTCTTGTTCAGGATCGAATTCGCGAACACTTCGAATTCGCGGCCCCGGGCCTTTGCCTCGATCGTGAAGGACCAACGCTCCCCGCCGAAATCCTGCACCTGTTCGGCATAGGAAAAAGGCGAGGAAGTCGACACGATCGCACTGTCCAGAGCGCGCGTGACACCCGTCACATAGGACTTCGGAAACTCGGCAACCATCAGGCCCCCCTTTTCTGCGCCATTTTCATGGCCGAGACCGACTGGGCGATGAGTGTTGGCGCTACCTCATTCAGCTTTCGCGCGATCAGATCAGCCGTTCCTTCGGTGGCGCCACGGGCGTCAACAGAGATACTGATCCCGCCTGATCCAGTCCCATCCATCATCCGTTTCGAAACGTCGTGTGGAATGATTCGCGAGCCGGAAGGAAGATCCACGATCTCACCGCCCCGCTCATTGATCGCCGTCAGTCCGCCGCGCCAGTTGTTGGTGCCATTCGCATTCGCGCCGATCCCGAAGCCCTTGAGGACGCTTCCCATCCATCCAGAGTTTTGCGTGAACATGTTCTGGAACGCGGCGTTCATCACCATCTCAGCGAGTTTGCCGATGATCTGCCCCACCATGTCCTTGAACGACGAAGCGCCGGTAAGAAACGACGAGAACGCCGACGAAATCGACGACTGCCATTCCTTCGTCGCATCCTTGAGGGACTGCATCCCGGCATTCATCTTTGTGATGGCGGCGATCTGCTTCCCGTCATTGCTGTCCGCCGAAACCCCCGCGTCACGCTGATTGCGCCACACGTCAGCATCGACATCCGACATGCTCATGGTCGCCTTCAGCTCGGCGTTCTGCTCTTTGAGCCGCTTCATCACCTCCTGAAGGCTGGAAAGCTTTGCCTTCGCCTTGTCGGAGGCGGAAGAGACCTGATCGAGGCCGCCGCCCAGACGATTGAAGCCACCCGCTGCGTCATCGGCAGCTTGTGCCGCCGCTCGTGCCGCCGCCGCTTGCTCCTCGGCGGCCAATTGCGCCGCGCCCAGCTCCTGCGTGATTACCGCACTTTGACCGGCGAAATCCGTGCCAAAGAGAGAGTTCATTCCGTCGGCTATGGTCCAGGTGAAATCGACCCACCGGCCAGCCATATCGCGCAAGACCTCGAAAAACTTCGCCTTGAACGTATACCACGCGGCAGACAGCCCACCGACGCTCCGCGTCCATTCCATAACCCGATAGGTTATTTCCCCAATTGCAACTGCGATCAGACCAATACCTGTAGCCGCAATTGCCCCCTTCATCGCGGCCAGCGCGCCGACAAGAGAAAACGTAGCCACGCGCGCCGCTGCGAACGCCGCGACCCATTTCGCCCCAATCACCGCGAGAAATGCTGTCACATAGGCCGTCATGTGCGGGATCTGCGCTGCTATCGCGCGCACCGTGTCACCGATAATGTTCCCCTCTTTCGACGCCTCAACGAAGGCATTGGCAAGGGCAGTCATCGCCGGAACAACCTGTTGCGCGATGATGTTTCGGAACCCGGAAAACGCCATCTGGACATCACTAAACGACTGCTTCGCACGAGCAAAAGCCGCGATAGTCTTATTGTCCAGAACGGCCCCGAGCGAAGCCGCCTTGGCGGCATACTCGGCCATGCCCTTTCCGCCATCCCTCAGGAGCGGCAGCAGCGCGGTGCTGTCGGACGCCATCGCCTCCATATAGAAGGTGAAATCCTGCTGGTTCACGTTCGCCTTTTTCAGGCTGTCCACGTAGAGTTGCAGCGCCTGTGGACCGGACAGATTGCGGAACTGCTCCGCCGTGACGCCGACTTTGGGGCCGATTACGTCGAAGAAATCCTTCATCGGGCCGCCTCCGGTCGAGATGAAATCCCCCACCCGGTCATTCACGTCCTTGAGGATATCCGCCAGCTTCTCCTGCTCGATGCCGACAGACTTGGCACCCGCAGACCAACCCTGGAACTCAACAGCCGACGCGTTGGAAAGCTGCGCGGCGCGCTGGATCTCCGCGCCCATATTCGCTGCCGCAACGCCAATCGCCGCCATAGCAGGGGCTGCGGCAGCAATGGCCCCACCCATGATCTTGCCAACCTGACCCGCGAAGGCCTTCGCCTGTGTCTGCGCCTGCTTGACGCCAGCGGTGAACGCCGCGCTGTCCAGTCCGAGCGAGACATAGAGGGCACCGATTGCGTCTGCCATACCGTATCTCCCAAAAGAAAGACCCACAGCAATCGCCATGGGTCTCTGATCGCACGCCTAATCAGTCAGGCTACTTTATTCGCATCATGTCCGGGGCGAATACGACTTCAAGCTGCTGCCACCAGCCGTATTTCTCAGCAGGAAGTGGAAAGCCGTCCGCTCCCGCTCGAATGACGGCGCGCCGCGCGGCCTCAAATGCCTGCATCGCCGCCGCGCCAGATCCGCCCGAATGTGCCGTCATTCTGATCGAGCTATTCACCGGACTGCCGTTCATCTGCATATCGAACTGCACCGTTATCGAGACTTTCATCGCCTCTGTGCTTAGCGATCCAACGTTCCACTGCCTCCGCAGGTCAACCAAAATGGCCTCTTTTTCGCCAGCAGTTAAGGGCGGCCCGCTGCGATCAGACCTCGGAACATGTAAACGCCAATCTCCCGTCGCGGTTTCCTTCGGGACAGCAGACACCGAAAACACCAGATCCCGACCTGCCGCTCTGTCCGGTAATTCTGGCAGCGGAAAGTCGAGATCAACGGCTTCACCTGGCTCTATGCCGCCAGCAACAGAAAAACTGCCGCCACTTCTTGCCCACGGGATTGAGCGCCCATCCTCTCCGACGACGACCACATACGTTAACGATCCGACAGCCTTATCTTCATTATTTGTCACGCTGCACTTTATAGACCGAGTTTCACGCCGACATTGTTCGGCACTCACGCCATCGGCTAGTGCCGGTAGAGAAATAGTAGCAGATACAACCAGTGCAATTGTCCTAAGCATCGTGACCTCCAATACAAAAGCATCAGAGGTGCAAACACTGGCATCGTCAAGTTGATGATCGCCGGGGCCACCACAGCCCCGGCTCGTGTTATGCGGCTTGCCCGACCAGCGCACGCACATTGACGATCCTGTGGAACCTTACTGCCGCCCCAACGCCCGATCGATCCGATCCCACGCCGCGTGGAAAGCCTTGACCCTCGCCGCGCGGGATTTCGGAGCTTCTTTCCGTCCAACGAAAGCCTTCAGCGTCACCGGCCTTTCGAGATAGGGGAGCATGGCACTGAACCAGACCATTTCCCGCTCGCGCTCCAGACGGATCGCCGCGCCCTCCATCTCGACGGCCATCAGGCGCGGCGTGATCGACCAGAACCGCTCCGGGGCCAGCCCGGCGCCGATGTAGAGAGCGCAGGCACGGGCGAGGTTCAGCGCTTCCGCTTCCCCGCCCCCACCGCGTTTCCCGATGCGTCCGGGAGTGCCGCCACCATGAGCCGCCCGATCAGTTCCGGATCGGCCGTCAGCATATCGTCGGCCAGATCGGAGGCCTCGATGGCCGGCATCTTTTCACCCTTGGCGAGCGCCTTCGCCGCGATGTCAATCATGAGCGCGAAGGGCGGCGTCTTGCCGTCCTGATTGCTCAGGCGATCAAGGAAGTCGTCCCCATGCGCGGCTTGGATCTCCGCGAGGACGCCCCACGTCAGCCGCAGGGTGTATTCCTTGCCGCCAAAGGTATGGTGCAATGCACCGGTCACATCAGCCATGGTTCACCTCACGGGGTCACGGGTCGCGGGTTCGTCGCCCGTCGCTCGAAGATCTTCAGGTTCAGCGTCACCATGCGTTTCTCGCCGACGGACGCCTGCGGGATGAAGGTGTTGACGTAACCGCGATAGGTGCGTCGGATGCCGCCCACGACGAACTCGATCAGGACGTTCTCATATTCGCCCGTCTCGGTCAGGGTGGCGAGGTTGTCGAGCAGGACCTGTGACGCATGCGTCGGCCAGAATTGCAGATCCTGCGACCAGTCTGCCGATCCCATCATGCCGGGAATCGTCTCGCGCGCGCGGCCCGGAGACTGCATGTGCGTCACGTCGATATCGTCGGGCGTGCGCTCGGGCGTGTTCAGCGTTTCGATCCCGTAGATCTGGGTCCATTCGGTGACCGTGGCGCCGGCCGGGCTCGTGGGCCCGATCCACAGTTCGTCATCCCAAGCCACCTCGGCTTGCGAAGCAAGTTCAGCCATGATCAGGCCTCCATGTTACAATGAAATCCTGCGAGAACCGGAAGGGGCGCCCCGCGGCGCCGTCCTCATAGATCTCGCGCTCTGCGTCGATCAGGATCAGCCGGATTTCCCCGGCGCGCTTCCCGTTCAATGCACCTAGAACCGCCCGCGACAACGCACGAGCTGCGGGACGGTCCGTGCCGTAGCTGTCCACCTGGACACGGTATTGCCAGAAGCCCCCTGCCCCCTGCATGTGCGGATTGTCGGTGGCGCTGATGACGGTCACGACCAGATATGACGGCACCGCATCCTGCGGCGCTACGCCCCAGAATACGCCAGCGGCCACGATCTCTTGCACCGCCGACGAACCAGTCAGCATCGCCCAGAAGGCCTCATCCATTTTCTCAGCCTTTCGCCCTGCGTTTCGCCTGCCGTTTCACGGCCTTATCGATCAGCACACGCATTTCCGTGCTGATGATGCGCAGAGCCTCATCCTTGTTGCCGTCCCATGCGGGCCGGATAAACGGCTGCGGCGCAGTTCCGGGATGATCCGCGCCCTTGAACATACCGCCCGCCTTGTGTGGGGCCGTGCCGAACTCTACCAGATGAGCATACGGTGCCTTCACGGATGGCCCGACGAACATCATCACCGGCGGCATGGTTCCCTTCGCAGCCCGCCTCGCATCGCGCATTTGCCGAACAGCCGCTGCTTTATCAAAACCTGCGCGCATCGCAGCAGCGTATGCTGCCTTGCCTGCCTCGCCCTTGATCTTAGTGCCAACCGTGATGCTGCGCTTAAGGCGGCCGCCGCCTTTGGCCCTCTCTGGCGCCTTCTGCTGCATGGCTTCCGCGATCGGTTGCCCTGCCTTCTTAAGCGCGTTTCGCACGACGGTCTTGCGTGTGACGGTTTTTTCGAGCTGCATCAACGCTGCCTCAAGATCTCTAAGCCCTTCGACCTTGACCGTCGCCATCAGTCCAGCCTCGCTTCTGCCGTGATCTCAAGATAGTCACGCCGACCCCTTTGCTTTACGCCCACAATGGAAAACGTCAGGCCCTCCGTCACAAATCGATCCTTCGGCTTGATGTCCCGCGAGAGCGTTGTTGATCTGACGACGAAACGGGAAACGACCGTCCCCTGAACCGTCCCGGCCGCGGCCTTTTCCGCATCCGAGATGTCCGACCGACCCGCCCATATCCGCCCGATCGGCTGCCAATCGGGTTTCCAGCCTGACGGCGTATTCTCGCCGGCGTCGCGCTCTATGGTGATGCGGCGGTCCAGCGCGCCGGCGGTCATATCCGCACCCACCGGATCGGCGCCAGCAGAGCGTTCACGGCCATCGGTAGCTCCGCGAAGCTCCCTTGGGTCACCGCTTCCCGATTCTCATACCAGTGGGCGACCATCAGCTTCACGATCATCTGCACGCTGGCGAGAATATCCTCCGGCGCTTGAGCGGTCAGCGTGACCGTCGCCGCTTCGGTCATCGTCACCAGAGAGCCGAGCGCGTCATGAGACAGTGTCGCTGTCCCTGCGTCGGCCCCGACCGTCTGCACGCCGGGAAACGGCAGCCGATAGGTGCCGGGCGCGTCATAGGTCACCTGCCACGTCTGCGGCATGATGCAGCGCCCCAAAACGCCGCGATACCCATCCAGCCACCCCACGGCAGCGGCCTGATAGGCGGTGATCAGCATGTCATCATCATCGCTGTCCACGCGCAGATGCGCCTTTAGGTCTTCCAAAGAAACAACGGGGTCGGCCGGGGCGACCGTGCGAACAGGGGTCATATCAGAACCTCAAATCGGCTTAATAAAGGGGCGGCTTCCCGCCCCTCAGGAAACCGATCACACGGCAATGTCGCCGTAGACGAAGGCTTCCGGGCGATACACGGCCAGCGCGAGACGCTCTTCGGCGAGGATCGTCACGAGGTTTTTCGTGAAGTCGTCGTTCTCGTAGCCCACCTCAATGCGCGCATCCCACCGATCGAACAGCTGGGCGCCAAGCTTGAAGGCGCCGGTCAGGAACTTGCCCGTGGCGATCGCATGCGTCTCGACGACCGGCAGGCCCCAGAGCGTCGGCTGGATGGAGCCCTGCGGATTCGCGATCAGATACCAGCCCGCCGTATCCTTCAGCCGCTCGATGTTCGACCAGTCGATCGGGTGCAGGACGTGGCCGGTCGCCGGGTATTCGGCAAGAACCGCCTGAAGCATGGCGATCCGCAGGACATCCAGCGTGGTTTCCGCAGCATCCGCACCGGCGGGCGGCGCATAGGCCGTCGCCTGAGGGATGATGCCATGCAGGTTCTGGCCGGTGCCGTCGCCGTTCAGGATCTGGGCTTCTTCCTTGAACCGAAGGCCGAAGATCAGGTGCTGGTCGATCAGGGATTGCAGCTGAGAAAAGTCCGACAGCGCCTGCTTGGGCGCCTTCATCCAGTGGGCGATGACCCTGGCCGTAGTGGTGACCAGGTCCAGCTGGATATCCGAGGACGGCTTCGCCGCGCCCTCGGCGACGGGGGCGGCATTGTTGTTGAACCCCTTCTCGATCACGTACTCCAGCGCATTCCCATCCATACGACCCGACGAGATCAGATCGCGAATGGTCAGCTTGCGCTGCGGGATTTCGAGGATGCCCGGCAGTCGGGTCGTGGGAATGGCGGCGCCGATGGACCCAGCGGCATCGGTGGTCGAGCTGGTCAGCGTCGCCTTGATGCGCACATCCGCACGGCCGACCGATTTCGCGAAGCCCGCTTCCGCGAAGGCCTTGAACCCGTCGCCCTCGACGAGCTGTTCGCCGATGGACTTGACCTGGCTGCGCGTGTCATCGCCGTCGCGCGCAAGTTTCTGTTCCAGCTCATCGAGCGCGGTCTTGAGTCCGTTCATCTTGAGGAGCGCCTCATCGGCCTTTTCCTTCACGCCGGAAGCCAGAGCTTCACCGGCCTTGGCTTTGCCAAGCGCCTCCTCGGCGATGCCCTTGACCTCGTTCAGGGACGCATCGAACGCAGCTTTCGTTTCGGCGGCAAGCTGCTCCGCCGTTTTGGTTTCCGCCATGGGAACCTCCAGTAATGTGTGGATGGGGCGTCAGCCCCGCATGGCCGCCCAGAACCGGGCCGCCTCGTCTTCCGCCTTGGCAGGTTCCCCCTGCCCCTTCAGGTGGACGCGCGCGGCACGCTCCGCCTGCGAATTCGAGAGGCCAAGACCCTTGGCCAGTCGCTCGAACTCTCGCTCAGTCAGCCGATCCCCGGCTGATAGCTTTTCGATAAGATCCTCGCATCCCTCGGACTTGGCCGAGGTGATCTTCGCCCGCTCATTCATCGGGAACGTGACCGGCGAGACCTCGTAGAGATCCACCGTCTTCAGCAGGCGGTAATTTCCGTCCGGCTCCGAGGATTTGGTGATGTAGCCGATCGACAGGCCACCGACGGCGCCAGCCTTCATCAGGGCGAGGGTCTCGCGGGCCTTCGGAACATCCATCACCAGACGCCCTTTGCCCCACAACCCCTTCGCATCCTCGGCCAGATCATCCCAGACCCCGATGGGCTGGCTCGGATCGTGATTCCAGAGCATCTTGACCGTCCGCCCGGTCTGCCGCGCCTTCGCGAGGCTCTCGACGAACGCGCCCGGCATCACCTTGTCACCGCCCTTGTCCACGTTGCCGAACGTCGAAGCGTAACCCTCGATCACGCCCTCATCCGACAGCGTCTTGATCTCAAGGCTAAAGTCCTTGGTTTCCATCGCTGGACCCTTCCGTTTGCGAGATCGGGATATTCTGCATCTGCATCCGAACCTCATCGCCTCCCGCTACCGGGGACAGATTTTCGAGTGCGCGAACCTCATTGATCGTCATCGCCCCGATCTGTGTCATGGTCTGGTAGAACGATGACCGGGCAACGCTGTCGCCGCGCAGGAGCCCCTCCAGGTTGAACTTGACGAACAGGCCAGCAGCCTTGTCATCGGCCGTCAGCAGCTGCTGCGCGATCGCCATCTCGATCCGCTTCAACCGACGACGAAGCGTGAACTTCTGGAACATCAGGACCTGCTGTTCCACGCTCGTCGGCCAGGCTGTCGATCCGCCCGAATGTCCGATCATCACCGGCGGGACGCCGAAGAACCGGCAGATCTCCTCAACGGAAAACTGACGGGTCTCCAACATCTGCGCATCTTCTGGCGTCAGCGAAAGCGGCGTGAAGGTCATGCCCCCTTCCGCAATCCACGGACGCCCCGCGTTCACAGCCCCGGCGTAACTTTCGGCCAGCGCCCGCGTCTGCTTTCGAAGATCCTCGGACAGCCACTCTTTGGTGGTGATGATGCCGCTCGGGCGCATGCCATTCCTGAATGTCGCCGACGCCGTCTTTTCGGCCGCCAGCGCGGCCGACAGGGTGTTGCGCGCGACGGTCAGCGTCGACATGCCTCCGAGAGGATCGCCGCCCGGCCCACGGACATGCAGGATATCGCGGTCGCGCAAGCGATAGGATTTCCCCTCATACGACCAGCTGTATTCCAGCGCGCCAGTATCGAGGCGGCGCACGAACACAAGATCCGGGCGCACCGGATAAAGCGCCACAACCTTCGCGCCGCTGCGCACAACGCGGGCATAGGCATTGCCCCACAGCTCCAACGACAGGCACATGAAGTCCCAGAAATCGAGCGCCGTCTGGTCGTAGTTCGGCGCATTGTGCAGTACCGCGTAAAGCGGATGGTCCGTCACTGCCGCAGGAACCCGGCCGGACTGCCGATATACCTCGCATGGCAACGAGGAAATCGTGCCGGAGATCAGGTTCGAACAGGCCCACGCCGCCGAAAGGCCGAGGGTCGATGTCGCACTGACCGGAATACCGGCATCGCCCATACCACCGCCAAGCACGTCGCGTCCGTCCGTCCACCGAACATTGCTCTCCGCTTTTCTTTGCAGGCCGATCAAAGACAAGGCCCGGTCCATCAGTGCCATAGGTCAAGCCTCCAGGCTGGCGAAGAAACCGGCCATCTTTACGTTGTTGTCGTTCGGTTGCGGGTTCAGAAACATCAGCATGGCGGCGTCGAAGGCGGCCATAAGGGGGTCGATCTTCGCCGCCCCGGACGCCTCTTTGGTCACCATGTAATTGTTCCTCACAAGCTCCTGCTTGGCATTGCCAACCGCCCAGTTCAGGAGCGGCTGATTACCGTGCAGGAGGCGTTTCGATTCCAGCTTCAGCGGCATCGTCGTGATCGCCGTCTGAAGCGCCCACCCCTGCTTGACGGCCTGCACGAGCGGTTCGCCCATCCCGAGATCGTTCAGGGCGTCGAACAGCAAGGCGATGCCCGCGCTGTCCAGACCGATGCCCGACGCCTCGGGCAGCAAGCCCGCCGACCAGATCTGAGCGCAGATGGCGGCGGCCTCGGCCGCCTGATCCTCGCCCGTCTGAACCACGCTCAGATGTCCGTCGGCCTCGAAATCGCGAAGGCGCGGCGCGATCTGCTCGCGCTGCGTGAAAACGCTCGGTCTCGCCCACGCCTTGGCCCAGAGAAGCCATGCCTTGTCCGACCGGCGCCGGCCGATCACCGCGAGTGCGGCGAGGTCATCAGCCCCGCCCCAGTCCACGCCGATCGTGCAGACCTCGCTCTCCTCCATCAGCGAATCGAGCGTCAGCCCCTCGCAGACGGCTCCTTCCCAGTGGATTGCCCCAGACCATGCGGCGCTGCCCAGGCCGACGCCAATTTCGATGTTCAGATGCTGGCTGGCCCAGATCTGTTCCGTCTCTTTCGACACCCGGCCGTTGTTGTCGTAATCGTCCTGCAGCGCCTGCTCGTCGATCGACAGGCCGAGGTTCGGAAGCACGAGGCGCCAGTTTTCGCGATCCTGCCAGAAGGCCTTGTTGCGCTGAAGCTCATCCGGGAACTCGTAGAGAACAGGCAGCATGATCGGGGACTTCCCGCCCTTGCCGTCGCGAATGTCCCGTGCCTTTTTCAGTTCCGATTTCCAGATGCCCGCCGGCGCCTCGTCGGACTGCGTCGTGATGAACAGCACCTTGCCGCGCTGCATGGTGATGCCGCCACCGCGGATCTGCTGCATCACCTTGGCCGCCTTGGCCTTCTTGCCCAACTCGTGCAGCTCATCGATGATCGTCAGCACGGGAATTTCGCCCGTGACGATCGAGGTGTCGAACGTCTTCACATCGAGCGCCGTGCCGGTCTTGCGCCGGGTGATCGTCTTCAGATGCTCCTGAACCTTGAAGATATCCTTCAACTGCTGATCCAGGTTGATCATGCCCTGCGCCTGACTGAACAGACGCTCGGAAATGTTCTGGCTCGGACCGACCAGCAGCATCTGCCTGTTCGGGGCTTCCTCCATGTAAAGAGCCGTCAGGGCCAGCGCCGCGACATAGGTCGACTTCGAGTTCTTCTTCGGGATCATGCAAAGCAGTTCCCAGACGATCTCCCGGCCGGTCTGCGGGTCCTCGCTCGCCATGAAGGCGCACAGCAGATCCTTGAACCAGTCCCCGCAGGCAACAGCCATCTTCGGATTCCCGGAGACGTCCGGGAGCCGCAGCCGGTTGAAGAACGCCAGAACCTTCGCTGCCTTCTCCTCATTGAGAGGAACCTCAGCCATCGGTGTTTCGCCGTTCTGGATTTTCCCCCACCAGTCCGGGCAGGCGAAGCGTGGCAGCGGGTCAGTTTGGCCGGACATTGTGCGTTGCCTCGAATTCGAGTTCGGCCATCAACGCCTCGTCGGCGTCGAGCGCCTTCTGTTCGTCGACCACCTTCTTGCCGACCTTCGGCGGCGGCTTCTCTTTGGCTTTCGCCGCGAAGGCCCGCTCGGCTTCCATGCGGTCGTTCTTTTCGAGCAGTTGGACGAACAGCCGCTCCGCACCGACATTGCCGGACTGCGCCTGCGTCCAGACGCGCATCAGGCGTTCAGCCTCAAGGCGGTCGCGAGCAGCATCCCGGATTTGCAGCTCGGATCTAAAATGCCGCTTCAGCGTCGGAACGGAAATCGCCTTCCCGGTCCTTGGGTCAAGGATCACCCCGGCGATCCTGTCGTTCGACCAGCCAGCCGCCAGCAACATGCTGACTTTGTTGGAGTTTTCCATAGTCCATTCGAAGGCGGGGCGGCCCCGCCTCTTGTTGGCAGCCGACCAGACCTCACCGAACAGGTTCCGGAACTGATCCGGGTCCGAATTTTCGTCGGTCATGAGAAAAAAATCCCTCGCTGAGGGGGACGCGGGTCCCTACGCGGGCGACCCCCAGACTTTCGATGCCCCCCCTTCGTCAGAGCCAGTACATCGTCACACCCTTGGTTGGCACGAATGTGAGCGTGATGGTCTTTTCGGCATCTGTCGCATCCGCATTGAGCGCGTCGAGCACCACCCTCATGACACGTACGCTGTCCGCGACATTCATCGACTCAACGCTTACCCGGGCGACCTCGCGACCGCGCCGATCAACGATGGCGCCACCCGGGGCCTCCACGAATTTAGGCTTGTCAGTCATTCCTCATCATCCTCCGATGTGCCTGAACGTATCTGATCACCCTTCGGCCTTGGCCCCTGGATCCAGCACCGTCATGCAGACGGCATCTGCATCGTCGATGCGCCGACCCGAGCTGCTCTCGACCCAGCCGAACTCGATCTCACCACGGCTATAGTGCTGATCGACCTCAATACGGCGGTCAAAACCGCGAAGGGTGAGGCGTCTGTCTTTACCGATACGATCCCACATTGCGCGGCATCGATCACGCGCATCGACCTGACTCTTGCATACGACCATGATGCGATCGCCCGACAATGCGCGTCGCACCAGATCAACAATATCCATTTCAGCTTTGATGTTACTCATGTCGATCCATTCCTTTCCTCCGCCTGCTTGACCCGGTCATGGCATTCCTTGCACAGGCATTGCAGGTTGCCCCGATCCCAAAACAGCGCGGGGTCACCGCGATGCGGGATCTTGTGGTCGGCCACCAGCTTGAAGGTGTTCCCCTCAAGCCTGCCGCAATAGGCGCAGGTGAACCGCGCATCTTCGAGCACTGACCAGCGCAGGTCCTTCCAGCGCGCCGTCTTGTACCAAGCCCGCCATGGCGTTCGAACGATCCGTTGCGCTGAACGCTCACGCTCATCACGCGGCGCATTGCCAAGGCGCACGGGCGCGGACCCGAAGCGCGACGGGATCTGTCGCAATCTGGTCATGGGATACCAACGCTAAGGGGAATGGACATGACAACGCCCGGCAGAGGGGTTCCTCTCCGGGCGCAATTATCGATGATGACAATTTATTGGCATGCGGAAGGGATAAGCGTCAATCCCCTTTTTACTCCGCGATCCACATACGATCCAGCGCGGCACCCAGTTGCGATTGAAGGGCTGGTCGGGTGACCTTGTCTGGCACCCATCCGAACCGGCGCAGCACCTGTGAAATCGTCAGTCCCTCGATACAGACCAGATCCACGAGCACCCGCACCGTGATCCCGCTGCGACCGCTGCTACCCGCGCGCTTCGGAACCAGAGCGACATCGTCGCCGATGGCGGCCCGGAGGGCTTGAATGCAACGCCCTTCCTGTATCAGGGCATCCATATAGCTACTTCCCGTTGCGGAGCCGCCTGCCCGGCCCGCCAGCATCGTTTCGATCGAGATTCCGCGAACACCTGCGGCATTGTGCTTCTCCACGAGGGCCGCATACCGGCGACCCATCCCCATCTGCCGATCCGAGAACGGCGGCCGGTATTCATCGCCGCCCTTACGCCGGGCCTGTCGATCCATGAGGTCGAAGGCATCGGCCATCCGCGCCGCGTCACGCCCCTTAAAGCCGACATGCCGGACATCCCAATCCTTATCCTTCGGTGTGACCAACAGCGGAGAGAACGCAACCATCGGACCCCGAGCGGGCGCCGCGATCATATCGGATCCACAGCGCTCCGGCGGCAATGCCCTGGCCTTCAGCAGCGCCACCCGATCGGCATCCGACACGAACGGATCTGGCAGACCGAAAGCCCGCGCCAGATCTGCCTGCACCCGCTTCTTCGCCAGAACCAGACGCTCAATCACCGCGCCGAACTCCGCCTCATACCCCGTCCTTACCACATCTTGCGCCATTCTTCTTTCCTTTCACCAGTTCTTGTTTCTCTAAGATTTTTGACGGGAGGATAGGGAGGATAATTGAAATTAACGGGAGGACATGAAGGAGGATGAAAGATGCGGATTATAACGTAATATCAACGCACTAACGATCATCACGGGAGGATAGGGAGGAACGGGAGGATAATTCTTGCTACGTCTGGAATACTCTCCCCCAGACCCCCTATTCCCTTCTCCTACACGTACGCGGGATTTATCCTCCCGTTCCTCCCTATCCTCCCGTCTTGGCTGGCAACCCATTGACGTTTCGACATTTCCCCCGCTCCCCTCGATTTCCCACGTCCTCCCGATTTCATCGTCCCGTCCTCCCTGTCCTCCCGCATTTCTGAGAAAATGGGGTGCGGGGCATCACTCGGGCGTCTCATACCGGCCCTTGATGATCGAGCCGTCATGCGCGCGCGGGGCCTCAAGGAACCGGGTTTTGAACGGCTCGCGGAACTGGATGCCGTCGTAGAACATGGAACTGTTCTTCCGGGCGACGAAAACCTGCCCCGTCCCCGGACTCTTCCAACGCCCGGACTTCTCCTTCAGGCGATTGTAGATCGTGCGCGGCTTCCATGCGCCTCGCCCGGCTTCATCCATCCAGAATGAAAATGCGTCGCTGAGCTGCTTTGCCGGGACACTGTGTGCCGGATCTCCGGTGACCGCACAGCACTCCACCAGGAATGTTGCCATCGGATCGCTGTCCTCGCGATACTCCGCCGTCGCCGCCGTGACTTCCTCTGGGATCTGTAGTCCGTGCTGAAGGTAATCCTTCAGCCCTTCGATCAGCCAGTTGAGGATGCCGGATCGCTCCTCCCACAGCTTGGCGCCGAGTTCAGGGTCGCGCTCATCCGGCGGGATCTGCACATCGAACGGCACCAGCATGACGCGCCGCCAGATCCCGTCGTCGCCGCCATGGATCTCAGGCTTGTGGTTGCCCGAGATCGTAAGCTTGAAGATCGGATAGATGGTGACGAAGTTCTCGTTGAGCGCCCGGACCATGATCGGCTCGCCGCCGGTCAGTTCCTTGATCAACCCTTCCTGAAGCTTTTCACCGGCGTTGGGCTCGGACGCCCGAACGAAACGAGCGCCGATCAGCGGCATCAGGTCCGGCGTGGCATCCCCGCCCCCCCGACGATTGCGGCCGGTAATGGATTCGATCTTGGCGGTGGCGGAGTAATCCCCGAACAGTTTCGCCATCAGGTCGACCAGAACGGACTTGCCGTTCGCCCCGCCCCCATAGAAGAAGGCGAACTTCTGTTCGTTCGTCAGCCCGGTCATCGAAAGCCCCATCCAGCGCTGAATGAAGCGGCGCATATCGGCCAACGGCTGCACGCGCTCCAGGAACATCAGGAACTGCGGGCATTTCGCCCTTTGGTCGTAGGTGACAGGCATGACCTTGGTCAGCAACTGCTCGCGCGCATGCGGAATGGCCTCGACCAAGGCCCGCGGAGGCGGAGGATTCATGCCCCCGTCGTCCTCACCCGGTTCGGTGCTGAAGCGCAGGACGCAGGACTCGGTATTGATCACCATCGGATCGGCATCGAGATCTTCCAGCGGCCGGGCAATGATCGCCGCCGCCTCCCCCATCAGGTTCTTGATCGCGTTCGAGTTGCCGGCATTCTTGGCGTGCGTGAGACGCCGCCCGATCGATCTGTCACGCTTTTCCTTGATCTTGTCGGCTGCACGTCGGAGCGAGGTCAGGAAATCAAAGCGCGCGCTTTCGGCCTCGGACCGAAGGTTTGCGAGTTTTCCGCGCAGCTCGGCGTATTCCGACTCGCTGGCCTCGACATCCTGAAGGACCGCCGCCTCGTCATCATCCATCGGGATGTGCCAGACTTCGCGCGCGATCAGATCGGAAAGCTGATGTGCCTTGCGCCGCACCGCAATATCATCCGGGTCGGTCAGCCACCGGGCATCCGCCCAAGTGAACCACCCGACCCGCGGGATGAACAGAAGGTCGTCGCCAAAGTGCTCCAGCAACCGTTTACCATTGCCGTAATCATTCAGCGGGAAGTCGACACATCTCTCTTCCGGGGGTGCGGGGCGGTCCCCTGCCCGATCATCCGGGCAGGGGCCGGGATCGAGGCCATCCCACGCATCATGGTCATCATCCCCATCGTGGACGGGTGTCACATTCGCCAGTGGATCGTTGTCGTCTCTCATGAGGATTTCCCCCTGAACCTTCCACTCGGATCGACGCGGCCAAGGAAGGCCCGACGGCTTGCGTCGTCGAAGCTCTCCCAAAGCGTGGCGAAGATCCGTTTCCGCGCCGCCTCACAGAATGCCTGGCGGCTGATTTTCCTCAGGCCTTCGGCAACGAAGACCTCGATTTCGACAGGCGTGGCGCAATCCGCCCAGAACGCCGCATCTTCCCGGATCCGGCCGAACAGCAGATCCGGCGATGGCATCCCCGCGCCCAGATCCTCCAGCGCAGCCGCCATGATCTGGACCGCGTCCTCGGGCTCGCAGGCGCGGATCGCAGCGGCCAGTATTCGCGTGGCCTCCGCCCGACGTTCGCGATCCGCCACCATCGCAGAGACGGCGCCATGATCATCCCCGTCCGGCATAGATGAACACCGGCACATTGTGCGCCACGGCGAACTGGACCTCAGTCCAGATGCCGTCGGACTGATCCCACCCGGGAATATCCGGCACGACGATCATCGCTGCGCTGTTCAGGATCGGCCGACACCAATCCATCCAGAAATCCCGGTCCAGAGGCGACAGGCGACGACCTGTTGTCGATGACTGCGCATGCAGCGCCTCCGAAGCCAGAACGATCGGACTGACCGCGGTGACACGTTCGCGCATCAAAAGCAGCATGTGCCGCGACGCCATCGCCGACAGCATGACGGAACGGTCGAAACTCCATTTCCCGCGGATTGTGACCTCGCGCGTGTAGGGCGTTGCCAGATAGGCGATCCCGACATTGTGCCGGGCCACGGTTCTGGCGTCCGCGCCGACATGAATCAGCGGGGCGAAATTGCCGTCGGGCGCCATCAATGCGGTCCAATCTTTCACGGTGGCGAGCATTCAGACCCTCACGCCGCTTTCCGCGAACGGATGGCCCGCGCCTTGAGCATCGTCCACAACCGCTGCTGACCATCGATGGTGACTTTGCCATAACGATCGAGAACGCATTCGCTCAGCGCACGAAACCGCTTTTTGAGCTGACCCGCATCAACATCGAGATCCAGGGCGAGCTGACCCAGTTTGGTTCCAGCCGCCAAACCGTCGACAAGGTCGAAGTCAAGCTCGGCGTCGAATCCCACCTCGTATCCGAGAGCGTCGAGGAACTGCCATATCCGCAAGTTCTCCCCGTGCAGATCCGATGCCAGCACCGCAGCGCTGCTTTCGGTGCTGGCATCGGCCGCCGAAGGCTCGCGAGGCGGGGCTGCGACGGAAATGGCGGCCTTCCCGGCAGTGGCAGCCACTTTCGCTGGCGTCGCTGCCGGCGCAGCGGATTTCCCGACGGTTTCCGCCTTCGGCCGGCGCTCTTGGCTGAGCAACAGCGCAACCGTCTGGGTCCTGCGGTTCAGGGTCTTGGCAATGCCGCTGGCGGTGAATCCCTTCGCAGCCATGTCGCGCACGGTAGCCTTTTCATCGTCGCTCAACGGCCCGGTGACAACAGGCGACGAAACAGGCTTGGGTGCAGTTCTCGGTGAGGGATTGGCCGAAGCCGCCAGCGGCTGGACTTCCTCCGAGGCAGACTGAACAGGCTCAAGCACCAGAGCCACGTCCTCGTCCCGTGCGTCCGCGTCGGCCAGCGCAAAACGCTCGTCGCCAGGCTGCGCCAAGGGGGTCTTGACGGTGCTCGGGATCTCATAGTGCGTCACGATAACAATCGGGCCTCCGGGGGCCATGTCGATCGCGAGTCTCTGCTCGCCGCGCACCGGCAATTCCGCCAGACAACCCGCGGCGCGGATGATCTTCTCCAGAACCTCGTGGAGTTCCACTGCGTCCTTCAGCGACATCTCACTCAAATTCATCTGGCTCCCCTTCTTTCGTTGGCGGCATCGACGGCATCGGCCAGCGCCCGCAGTTGATCGCCCATCCCGGGCTTGATGAAGTCGTTGAAAAGCGGCCCGCTCCACGGCTCACCGGGCGGGCCTCGATGCCACAGCAGATCCGCCGATCCGTCATTCTCGAAGATCGTCGCCGTGCAATCGCCCACCACCAGATCGGTGCGACGCGCGGCAAGCATGCCTTTCACAACTTCACCGATGCGCCTCATGCCGCGCGCCCCCATGCGTTCAGCCCAACCAACACGCGGCGGCGCAGGAGTTGCCCCTCAGCGCTCGACCGCGCCGCCGCGTCCTTCCGGGGGCACAGCAGCATTCGTGCCCGCACCGGAAACCGAATGAAAAGGGCGCGACGGCCGTGGGATGCCGCCGCGCAGGTGGACAGCGGCACAGGCAGGCCGCGGTCAAAACCGTTTGAGCGAAGCGCCGCCATCACCCGCGCCCCCGCTTCTGCTCAATCTTTCTGGTCAAAAAGTTTTGCAGCGGGATCAGCCACGTGGCTGCCTCCCTCGGGATGAAGGCCACCCCGTTCAGCGCGATAATCACGACACTCACACCGGCCTTGAGGCCTTCCAGAACCCAGACCATCACGCGCGCCGCTCCATGAAGTCCTGAAACCGGCGGCCCGCCAGCGCGACAACATCGCCGCTCGGGCGGTTGATGCCCTGCCACCAGTTGAGCGCGGTCTGATACCGGACGCCGAACGCGACCGAGACTTCCTCGGGGTTCCGATAGTTCTGGTGCAGGAAATCCGCCCAGCAATGCGCGAACCGAGCACGAAAAGCGCGCGGGTCCAAAACTTTTGACCATGACATTTGAGTGGGTCCTTCCCCATGTTGAGCACATGCAGACGGTTCAACTGGTGAGATTGAGGAAAGGCGGGACGGGGCGGGCTGTGTCATCAGCTCGCCTCTTTCTGCTGGCAGAGGAAGTTGAACAGATACTCAGGGCATGCGACGCCGTGAGCAGCGCACATATCCCGAAGTACGATATACCAACTCGGCGGAAAGGCGCCCTCAACAGCGGCGTTGCTCACCGCTGTCACGCTGCGACCTATACGCTCCGCGATCGCGCGCCGACCCAGCTGGTCGCACACATCCTTCGCGGTCATTCTGTTTTGTTCGCCAACACACATGACGGGGACATTAGTCCAGATAATCTGGATTTACAATATCCACATCGATCAAAGTTCAGGATTTCTGGATTATGGGTATCCTGCGCCCATGGATAGCGATGAAAAACATAGGCTTGCTAAGTTCGGAGAAGTTGGTCTTGAGGCCTGCGCGATACGTCTTCGTGCGTCCCGCAAAGTAACCGGCCTGCAACAGAAGGAAATGGCAGCCGCGGCTCATGTATCGAAATCAGTCCTAAACAACGCCGAGATGGGCCTGACATACCCAAACAGAGAGATCATGCAGTATCTCTACCGGGAGCATAGAATCGACTTCAACTTCATGATGGCGGGCCTTTACGCACAGCTCCCAGGTGATGTTCAGGAGCGCCTTTTCCCCGCTCTCGAAGTCGCCAGTAATGAATGGGATCAAAAAGAGCGTTCAGGTCGAAGCCGCACTTCGCAGCGACAAGCGCAATCACAAACAGCAACCTAGTCCTCATTCGCACCCCCGCACGCCACAGTAGAACATAGTAGGAACATTTTCTGATTCGGCAACCATAACGCGAGTTATTGCCTGCACCTTCTTGTGGAGAAGCTGGATAGTGCCATGACCCCCGAAGAACGCCTCGACGAACTGGAGCGCCGCCTCGATCAGTCCGAGACGGCCAACGAGATCATGTTCGGACTGCTGTTCATGATCGTGTCCGACCAGCGCTGGCGGGATGTGGTGAAGACGCCCGAGGACATGGCCGGATACCTGCGCATCGCCGCCGGATCGCGCGAGGATCAGGAAGACCACATCGCCGCCCAGATCCTCGACCGGATCGCGGCGAAGCTGGCGGACGGGTGAAGGCAAACACCGACTGGTCAAATCAACTTTATAAGGCAAGATATTGGAACCACTAGATTTCTTTGCGGCGGCCATCATCGCTGTATATGCTATGATCGGCGGCGCCGTCCTCAACGCATCGATCACCGCTCCAAGAGCATGTTTGGCAGTAATAGATGCCATGAAGGCATCAGTTAAGTTCTGCGCATGGTGGTCGTTCGCTCTTATTGCGCTCGCCGTTATACGCAGGTACTGGCTGCCAGATAGTGCCACACCACTGAAGACGGATGGCATCTGGAGAGACCCTCTCATCTGGATCTCCGGCGCAGGCTTTGCTGTGGTTGTCGTATTCCTTCTTGCGTCCATCTTCGCCGTCGCCGCTGAAAACGCCAACAGCCGCCACAAATAGAAGGCCGAGAGCCGCCCCGGACGCGAAGCCGTGCGCACCGATCAGGGCCATTTCCAAAGCAAACTTCCAAAGCCACCGTCGGATGCCTAGCCTTCTGATGTCTTCCACCTGACACTTCTCCCCAAGCCCGCCTTGCGCGGGCTTTTTGCTGTCCACCAGCCCTCTGCTGGCCGGGTGATTCTGGCACATCGCACAACTCAGTCACAAGACTAATCCAGTTATTATGGATTTTTCTGTTTACAGTCCATTTTATCTGGATTACTGATTTCTCCATTCCCGCCGCTGAAACCCACCCGGGCCGATCACGGAAACCTTAGAAGATGGAGAGACCATTGCTCGACAATTTCCACGATGCAGATGGCGAGGTCGTCCAACCCTACTTCGCAGCCTTCATGATTGAGCGCGGATATCGCCGGTCAAAGCACATCTTCGAGCGCGACGGACATGGCCTCGAATACCAGGATTGGAACCGCGCGCGGTGGCTCGAATTCAAGGTCCCCCGCGGCATCAGCCTGCATGTCACCAGCAAAGAAGACCACGCCGCTTTCAAGGAATGGCTTGAGCTTCGCTGCATCGACTTCGCCTGCCGCAACTCGGTCGAAGGCGTTCCTCTCGCGGCCTGACGTTTCGGTGAGGGGCGGACCGGCCAGCCGCCCAGATCCCAAGCGCCAGACGGTCAAACGGTTTTGACCCGGTGCCCGAAAGCCAAAAGAGGAACCCATGAACGCGATGACCAACATCACCGAAGATCCGGATCAGGATGGCGACCTGTACGCGCGCGCGGTGAAGATCGTCCGCGAAACCGATCGGGCGTCGACCACCTTTCTGCAGAAGCAGTTCGGCATCGGCTACAACAAGGCGGCGCGCATCATCGAACGGATGGAGCAGGCCGGCATCATCAGTGCCGCCAACCACGTCGGCAAGCGCGATGTCCTGCCCGTGGTGTCGGTGAGGGATGAGAACCCCAGCATCACGATCTCTGCCGGCGGCACCGATGTCACGACCACGCTCGATCAGATGCGGAAAGCGGCTGAAGAGCTGGACCGTCAGCACGGCAAGCCGCCGATGAAGAAGGATCCCGATTTTCAGAAGCACAACGACGCAGCCTACAGCGTTGCCGCCGACGAGCTGCGCCAGTTCATCGAGCAATTCGAGCAGCTTGAGGCCGAGAAAAAGGACATCGTCGAGCAGCAGAAAGAGGTGATGGCCGAGGCCAAGGGCCGCTTCTACGACACCAAGGTGATCCGGAAGATCATCGCCATCCGCAAGCGGGACAAGGATGACCTCGCCGAGGAAGAGGCGATCCTCGACCTCTACAAATTCGCCCTCGGCATGGCCTGACGATTTCCACCCTGCCCCGGCGGCGCCACCACTCACGATACCCGATGCCGCCGGGGCGCACAGAGAGATCCGGGCATGTCGCCCGGTGCGGGCGGGCTGACTTCGGCTGTCGCCTGCCCGCCAACCAACACCTGACATTTCCGGCAGCCGCCTGCGTCAGCAGCGGACGGCATCCCGAAAAGTCGAGGGAGTATCATGGAAAACCCGAATCCCACCGCCGCCGTCACCGAACTTCACATCCGCCTGAAACAGGCGCGCCGCCACACGCCGTTTGGCCGGCTGTTCCCGGAAGACCGAGACCCGATCTACCGTGCCGTCGCGCGTGACCACCACTGCACGGTCGAGGACTTGCACCACTGGACCGAAGGCGGTGCAGCATGAGCGGCCGACGATTCCTTCCCGGATGGTGGATCATCCCAGGACTGGTCGGAGGCGTCGTTCTTGTCTCGGCGCTGGCCACCTGTGCACATGCCGCGACGGGCGGCGCCGATACCCCGATCTACCAGTGCTTCGACCTGCCGCCCCTGTCTGCGAACGGTATCGGCCCGCGCGGTGAGCCGAGCGACACCTATCTGGCGATGGTTCAGGAGCGCAACGCCCGTGAACTGGTCGAATTCATCGACAGCCTGACGCCTGCCTACATCACCGGCGGATCGGGACGCGGAAATGGTTCTCCGGCCACCGCCGCCCCTGCTTCCCCGGCGCTGCCGTCTGTGGATCTGCCTCCCGGGGTCGGTCCTTTCGCGGCCTGCCTCATTGCCGTCTGCGGCATAGCCGCCATCGCACGGAAGAAGAAATGACCCAGTTTTTCCGCAAGATCCGTGACGCTCTTGATCGCGCAATCCGCACTCTGGCCGAGGGCATGGACCAATGACTGCCACCGTCACCCATATCCCGACGCGGGTCACGGCCCTAGCCATGGCCCGCCAGGCCGTTTATGGCCCGGCTCCGCTGACCGCTGCCGAAATGGCAGCGTGCTGCGACGTGCTGGCCCGCGGTGATGATCGCGATCAGATGATCGCACGCAACCTTCGCAAAATCCTGCGCCCTACCGACGTGGACGCCTTCCGGCGTGCCGATGGCGAAGAAATCCACGGGTCGGCCCCCTTGCCGATCTTCCCGGAAGAGCCTCCCGCGCCGCACTCGGAACCGATGATCCGCGTGAGATCCGCGATCTACCTCGCCGTGCTGACGGCGGCGCTGGCACTGATTGCCGCCCATGTCCTGCCAAAGGCCACAGCCGAAGCAGCGCGCGCCGCCAGTCCTTACTGCGACCCGGTCAAGTGCATCATGCCGATTGAAAGGATCGAAGGATGACCATGCACCAACCCATCACCGGCACCGCGTCGGCAATCCGCCTCAGCGCCACCATCGAGCTTGCCGAATTTCGGCGCGCGGCGCGGATTGCGTCGTCGGTCATCGAAAGACGCAACACCATCCCGGTCCTCGGATATGCGCACCTCGGGGTGTCGAAGGGCACCGTCACCCTGTGCGCGACCGATCTGGACAGCTATTTCACGACGCTGGTCGAGGCGAACACCGCGGGCGAGGGCACGGTGCTGATCAGCGGCAGGATGCTTTCGGCCTTCGCGGCGGCGGCGACCGGTCCGGTGACGATCGAGGTCCAGCAGGCCGAGAAAGGCCCGGACATGGTTGTGCTGCGCGACGGCGATCTGGTGCTGCGCGCCCACGAGCTGATCCAGACCGCGGATTTCCCGAAGCAGTTCGGCTTTGACGACAGTCCGGCCGCTACCTGGACCATGATGCAGGACGGCCTGTTGCGCATGATCCGGCTGTGCGAGCACTGCATCAGCCGCGAAGAGACGCGCTATTACCTCCAAGGCATCTTCCTGCATCAGAAGCCGGGCGGGGACACGCTGCGCGCCGTGGCGACGGATGGTCATCGCCTCGCCTGCATCGACAGCACCGATTCCGTGGACCTGTCCAGCCATGATCAGCGGGGCGTCATCGTGCCGCGCACCCTGATTGCCAAGATGAAGCCTCTCCTCGGCAAGGGCGGCAACGAGCCGGTCACCATCACCGTGCAGCGGCACAAGATCAGAATCGCCACCGGCGCGGTCGAGGTCATGGCGAAGACGATCGATGGCAAATATCCAGATTACTCGCGCGTCATCCCGGAACCGTCCGATCGTATTGCGGCAACGCTCTCGCGTGACATCCTCCAGCGCCTGACCCGGGCGGCCACCGGCCTCGATGGCGTGAAGAACGTGCGCATCGCCGCGAAGTTCGATCCGAAGGCCGGGCGGATCTCGGCGGGCCGGCACGACGGCGAGGTATCCCTCCCTGCGTCCATCTCAGCGTCCGACCCGGGCGCGGTGGAGCCCTTCGGCCTCGATCTCTCCTACCTGCGGGATCAGGTGCGGGTGACGCCGGTGTTTTCGCTGCGCGGGCAGCGCGCAGGCGATCCGTTCCGCATCTACGGCGAGGATCCCGACGCCCTCTTCATCCTGATGCCGATGCGCGTGTGAGGGGGGATCGATGACAACCGCCCTTCTCTTCGGCCTCGCCTTCACCGCCGCGCTGTTCGGCGCGCTCGTCTCCCTGATCCGGAGGGATAATCCATGACCCTCCGCGTCCTGATTGGCTGCGAACAGTCCGGCGTGATGCGTCGTGCCTTTGCCGCCCGCGGGCATGACGCATGGTCCTGTGACCTCCTGCCGGCCGAGGATGGCAGCAACAGGCACATCACTGGCGATGTGCGCGACCATCTTGATGATGGCTGGGACTTGCTCGTCGTCGCGCATCCGCCCTGCACCCGCCTGTGCAATTCCGGCGTCCGCTGGCTGCACCAGCCGCCACGAGGCCGGAGCATGGACGATATGTGGCGAGAGCTGGAGGACGGCGTATCCCTGTTCACCGCCTGCTGGGATGCCCCGGTGCAGCGCGTTGCTGTCGAAAACCCGGTGATGCATCGCCACGCCCGGGAGCGGATGCCGGCCAGTCTTCCGGCGCCGCAGATCGTGCAGCCGTGGTGGTTCGGTGAGCCTGCATTCAAGGCGACGGGCTTCTACCTGCGCGGCCTGCCGAAGCTGGCCCCGACGAACCGACTGATCCCGCCGCGCGCCAAGGAAGACCCAGAGGCACACAAAGCCTGGTCGGCGGTCCACCGCGCGCCGCCCGGTCCGGATCGGTGGAAGTTCCGCAGCCGAACATTTCAGGGCGTGGCCGAGGCCTGCGCCGACCAGTGGGGCAGCTACGCCCTTGATCAGATCAGGAGGTCAGCGTGACCGTAGAAGATGACATGAATCGTGTGACCGAGCGCATGGGTAGCAATCGATATGGGAAGGTAGAGAGAACCTACCCGACCCCGGACACCTGCGGTCACTCTCCGGACGGCCTGAACACCTGCGTGGATCACGACTGTCCCTGCGCGAAAGGGCAACGGGAGCGCGACAAAGCCCCAATGGTTGAGGCCGACGCGGATCCGGTGGCCTTGCAGATGGTCTACCCGCATCAGCCGGAGGAGCGACCAGACGATCTAGTGTCGCGGAAGGCGGCGATCCTTGCCGTATGCGCTGAGCGTAGTGGGATGGCCCACATCGCCGGCATGCCTTACGGCACCGTGACGCTGGAAGCCGCCTGCGACGCTATCCGCGCCCTCCCCACCGCAGGGCAGGACAAGGCGGAGGTGGACGGGCTGAGGGCGGAAGTCGAGCGCCTGACAATCAGTGAAGACGTATCGCGCGCATCTATCGACACGCTCAAGCACACCTACAACCAGCTGTTCGAGGCGATGCAGGCTGAGCAGGCGGATCACAAGAAGACCGCCACCGAGCGTGACGCTTTGCGCGCCGAGGTCGAGGAGATCGCGCCGCTTGAAGAGGCCCTGCGCACCACCCGGCGGGAACACCGTGCGGCGATGGCAGATGCCGACACTCTCCGCGCCGAGGTCGCCGCCCTGCGCGCGCAGGTGGAGGCGATGCGGGAGGCGCTGGTCGTCATTGCCGATGGTCGCGGCGTCTGCGGCTGCTGCGGAGCGCGGGCTGTCGGGCCGAATGGTGGCGTCTTGCAATGCGATTGCCCCGATCCGGTATGGGACCATCAGGATTCAGAGGCGATCGCACGCGCCGCCCTCTCCACGCCCGCAGCCGCATCGCCGCAGGGATGGATGCCGATCGATACCGCACCGAAGGATGGCCGAATGGTATTCCTGCTGGTCGACTATACGGACGGGGCCGCCCCGCTCGATGACGCTGAGATTGCCGCAACCATCGGCTTCAACTGTCTCGATGATACCGGCGAGGACGAGTGGCATCTGGTGGGCTGGAATTGGTCGCAAGACTGCTTCACCGATGGTCAAGGAACGGTGATTGGATGGACCGACTTTTCGCCTCCCGCTCCCGCCCTCCCGAACGCAGATAAGGAGGACGTGTGATGAAGCCGATCATCGGCGCCTTGGCCGGTGCGATTATCGCATATCTCGGCAGCGCGTTTGTCCTTTGGAATCTGAACCCCGGAGAATGGGCCGAAGCTCAGCGAGGGGCCACGGCGTTTTTTTCCGGTTTGTTCGCCTTCGTCGGGGCGCTATTCGCGAAAATTTCGGAGCTAATGCCATGACCGACCTCAACACCCAGATGACCCCAGAGGCGATGATGCAGGCGGAAATCGAGAGGTCGGCTCGCGACTACAACGACCTGCGAGATGCCTTCGATAAGGTAGTCGCCGAGCGTAATTGGGCGGATCACCGCGCCGAGAAAGCCGAACGCGAACTGGCGGAGCACTGCGCCCATACCGATGCGCTGATCGCAGCGGCGCGGGCCATCGAAGCGCATGACGCCTTTGAGCCAGCCTACCTTTCCGCCGATCTGAACGACAAGCTGGCTGACCTGTCCGAGGCTCTCCGCGCCTACCGGGACAGCAATCAGGCAGAGGGGGCGCGGTGATGGGGGTTCGGTCCGATTTCCACCGACATGCCAAGTCCAGCATAATAACGTACGGATGCGGGGCTTGGCTCTCGTGGATGACGGTTGGCGCAACGGTGTTCACTGATGCGGTTCCATTTTGGGTGATTAAGGGCGCGGTCTATTTCGGCGTGTTCATGCTTCCGGCGATGATAGCCGTGGATCTTGCAGTTGCGTGCCTGTGCGGTTTCCTGCGCCCCCGCGCCGCGCCGATACAGGAGGGCCGGGACGATGGGTAGGCCGCGCTCTGTTACGAGATCAGATCTCGACCGCGCCATGAAAGTTGCCCGGGCCGCCGGGCTTTCGATCCTTGAGGTTGTCGTCGAACCTGACCGATTTCGGCTGATCACCAGCCCACTTGCCGAGCAAAAGGAACCGGAGGATAACGTTGGACCGAAAGATTGGCCCTCTGCCGGGTGATGTTATGCGCATAGACTATCCCGGACTACTCCGCGAACCCATGCCATCAGGCGCGGTCCGGTGGCGTGTCAGGGTAGAAGGCGATAAGCGCCAGCGGGTGACGCTGACCGTAGCCCCGGACCATCCGCAGTTTCGCGAGTACTATTATGCCGCCCGAAAGGGCATCCAGTTGCCCGCGCCCGAAGAAACCAAAGCATCGAGCATCCGCGGTTCGGTCGGATGGCTCGTGGAACTATATGCCGCCGCCATGGATGGCATGGTTAAGGATGGCGCCATGGCAGAGGCGACGCAGCATCAGCGCGGCGTGTTCCTTGACTGGCTTCGGGCGGAAGTCGGCGAATACAAAGCATTGATGCCACAATGTGAGCTTGTGAAGCTCCGGGATAAGAAGACGGCAACGCCGGGGGCTGCGGACAACTTCATCAAAGCCGTGCGCGCGATGTACTCTTGGGGCTGTGATCGCGGGCACGTGTCAGCCAACCCAGCAACCGGAATCGCCAAGCTCAATCGCGATGGCAAAGGCGCAACGGCATGGACTGTTGCCGATCTGAAGCAATACCGTGAAAAGCATCCGCCTGGAACGATGGCGCATCTCGCGCTCACCCTGTTCATGTTCACGGCCTGCCGGATCAGTGATGTGGTGCTGCTCGGCAGGGGGAATGAGATCCAGCGAAAGGGTGTGACGTGGCTGGATTTTCAGCCGGTCAAGAAGGGCGCAAAGCGCGTCAGGATTCCGATGCTCCCGCCGCTCTTTGCAGCGACCCGGGCATCAACGATCGTCGGCAAGACCTATCTTCTGACAGCTCACGGCAGACCGTTTGCGTCGTCGACAGCTTTTGACAACAGATTTCGGTCCTGGGTGATCTCTGCGGGGTTCGTCGATGACGACGGGAAGGCCACCCGATCATCGCACGGAATACGAAAGGCTGCCGGCGAACTACTCGCCCTCGAAGGTGCGAGCCAGTATCAGATCATGGCAGTACATGGGCACGCCAGCCCCAAGACATCACAGATCTACACCGACGGTGTGGACCGAGACGAACTGGCCGCCGTTGCCATGTCCCTGCTGTCGGGGATGGACTGGTAG